CGGCAGTTGCGAGGCGCGCTGAATTATCTTTTGTGTCTTTTCAACTTTCATTTTAGCCTCTGCATATAAATCCTTTGCAGCATTCGCCGTCTGTTTGATTTCCCTGATTCCGCGGCTCAGGCTTTTTGTTGATTTTCTGACGTCTTCAAGTGTGGATTTTGCCTTTTCGACGTTCGACTTTGCTGCTGACAGGTCGTTTGTGATGGCCTTTGCATCAGTCAAAACAGGCGAAACAGGGGGTTCCTTTACTTTCGTAGCCATTCCTTTGATGGCTTCGCCTTTCGGTTGCTCCTTTTCGCTTCCGGGCGGTGGGACGTATTCTTTTAGTGAAATACTGACCGCTACCGACCGTAATTCACCCTCTGCGGATGCGCGCTCTACATTCACGTCAAGCGATATGATAACAAATTTTCCGACCATCACACCGGTACCGGAAATAAACGGCAACACTTCACCTGCCGTTTTTGCCTTCTTCAGAAGGTCGAGCGATTCGGCGGGGTCGCAAAAATCATACGAAAGACTGATTTCCAGGTCGATAGATACAAGTTCTTCGGCTGTGTACTGCATGGACGGCTTGGCGCCAATATGCGGTATTTCGCTGAATTTCGCGGCATGCGTCTCACTCCATGAACGCGGAGTATTCAAGCCTTCAAACTGTATATCTCCCAGTTGCGCCAACATATCTTACATGTTAATTGTCCATTGTCCGACTAACTGCATTTCATTGGTTTTGGCTATCAGCGACCGTGTGAGCCGAGAGAATAGCCGTCCGTCTGCTGTGAGAAGACCCCATTCGTAAATATTCATTCCGACTGCCTGCAAAAATCCGACCGTGAAATTGAATTGCACCCATTTCGGGTCGTCTGTCAGGTTTGGGTGGTATACGACGCCGTTCACGGGAATGACAAACGGACTTGTTATCGCCGTATCGGTTAATGTCGGCGCAACGCTGTTTGTTCCCATTGCCACGGTATTGATTGCCGCCCCTGATACACCGGCCATAGATTGCGCGGCAGCGAGGTATCCGACGTTGGTAATAAGGTTGTCCCATTCATATTCCTGTGTTATCAAACCCTTACGGTTTATAACTTCAATGTGAAGGCGGCCTGTTATTTTTATATTGTCGTTGAGTATCATAGCTACAAATAATTAAATTTCGTATGAACCGCTAAAATTTATCGTTGCTACCTGCGGTGATGTGAAATTTTCTACATCGAATTTGAATAAAACAATAGCCCCATCGGGGTAAGTGCTATTTGGGGGATAAATATTTACATTTGTCTGCGCCCCTGTATTTCCTAAAACCCCTATACACTGGGCTACCATAGCGGGAGGATACGGGAGCCCTGTTATTCTAATTACTGCGGTATTTGCAGGCGGATTCGTAAAACCAACCTCCGCCCGTACAAACACTCTATTCATCACCCTGTGCCATTCAAGTTTATTTGATGAATTTGGCGCAACGGACATTCCCGGCGTTACACAAACAAGCGTTTTTTCGCCTGATTCCGGCGGCGCTAATAACGCCTGTAATTGATTAAACCTGGTTTCGATTTCCTGAAAATAATCTCCTATCTTATACCTGCGCCACTCTGTCACGTCGGGCGAAGTGGATACTTTTTTTAACAGGGTCATGTATTCGTCGCCGTCCACATTCGGGATTTCGGGGACGTTTGACCATAATACGGGGTTTGCTGCTACCGGCATAATTTTATTCTCCTATATTTTAAATTATTAAACATTCTTCGTTATCGTCTACCATAAATTCTTCAATATCATCAACGACTACATCAAAGTAAGTCATTGCTTCGCCTATGATTTGGATTTCCAACACTTCACGCTCCTGAAGAACAGGCCGGAACAGCCTTTCCGTTTCGACAAACGGAAGGCTGATTCCGAAGGCGGCAAGGTGGGAGCGTTCGGGTTTGTATTGATTCACAAAAGCGTACAGTTGCGAAAAACTGCCGCTGTTAATCGTTAGCAGGTCGGGCGTTTGAATAAGCAGGCTAAAACGCGCCCAGTCAGTGTCCGGATCGGGGGGGATGGATGCAATACCCTCTGTCAGCACAATGTCGGGAAGTCCGACCGTGCGACATGCCTCGCGGATAGCCCATGGCGTGCCCATATATTTATGCAACCGGATTGACATTTTAATAAGTTCGCGCTGTTCCTCCTCTGTGTTGGCGACTGTAAAACCGCGCAGACCATCGCAGTTAAACTGTTCGGCTAAATAGGGAAGGGCTTCTGAAACACATGTATCCACAAGATAGGCCATAAAGTCGGTCAAGTCCCAATTATCCCAGCGATGCGCCACTACATCATGCGCAACCTTTGCAAGTTCGCAGTTATCCAAACTGTTTGCCAATACACGTTTATCCATAATTTTGGCCTGTTGTGGTTACTGTGATGCTGTTACAGAGCGGCACTTCGTCGTATTCGACAATGATATTCCCTGCTGTCCACGATGGAGAAACCACCCGCACGTCGTATACGTCCGGTATCCTGCATACCTGTGTGATATGCGAACGGATAATATCCAGGCCGAGACGGCGTGATTTTGATTCGGCATATTCTTTCAAAGCGTCCAATACCCTGCTTTCCGTTTCCTGAACGTTTGCGCCTTCATACACTGTTAATTCGACTTCGATGTCGTAATAAATTTCTGTCGGTTCGGAAACGATCACCGTGTCGGTTAACGGGCGCACTGTCTCAGCGCTGCAGGCAGCATGAATATCGGCTATAACCTGTGCGTATGTGCCTTCGGCGAGCAGTGGAACGATATAGACCGTTCCCGGAATAGGTGAACTGACAGAAACATCGATGATTGCCGGATTGGCCGACTTGGCATGATATGTGTAGCTTTGTCGGCTTCCAGCAGTTGAATACTGGGTGGGTGCAAGTTTGATGCGTTCGCGCAATTGGTCGTCGGTTTCTTCATCGGAACCGCCGCCGGTTGCAGTCATGTTTGTGACGGACGACACAAATGCCAATGGGTCGAGTATTTTGTTTACAAACCCCGGATCATACCCGTTTGCGGCCTTTCCGGCAACCTGTGCGGTTACAAGGGTTTCAACGGAATTGACTGAAGGAGGGATTACGATGTCGTCTGCGACCTCAAAAATTGCCTTGCTGTCGCTCGTTGCTACACGGGTGGCTGCAGGGATAACAACAGAACCATGTCCCGGAACGAGGATAAAACGGACAATACAACCGGCGTTTGCAGCCGGTAGCCGCTCGACCGCCACCAGGCCTGCGATATAATCCAAAACCGGAGCATGACTGAACTGGTAAAGCATTTGCGCCATACCGGCATTAAAACGTTCCAGGAGCAAAACTTCGCGATAACCGATTAGCTGCAAAATAAGCTGTTCGACCTGTGCGGGCTGTAACTGCCTGCCGAGCATTCCTTCCATTTGCGCCTTTATCTCTGACATAATCAGGTCGGGGTCGCGGTTTACAAAAGTTGGTATCTTTTCTTCCATCTCTTTCTTTATTTTATCATGTTAATCGGCAAATGCAAGGCGTCGCCTGTTTTGCTGTGCCTCGTCAATCCATCTTATAAACTCCGCTTTGTGCTGACGTAATGCAGCCAAAATATCCTGTACATCTCCGCCATTTGCGACATTTACCGTCGGGGAATAGTTGACTGTCACTCCGCCGGTCGAACTGTTGTCAATCGAACTTACCGAACTGGTATTGTTCGTTATTCCTGCGCTGCGGACTACCTGCATGGCGAGACCTTCGGTGGCGCGTTCGGTTTCAAAACCGCCCTTTTCAATGCCAAGCGTGAGGCCCTTTGTGATGTTTGATCCGTATTCGGCAAAAATGGTTGACGGCGATTTGATGCCGAGAAAGCCGGTGAACTTATCTTTAATTGTGTTGCCGAGACCGGATACTGTGTCGGTGACTTTGGAAAACATGGACTTTATGCCGTCGATAAGTCCGGTGATAAGGTTTTTTCCGAAGTCGACAAACGACTGCCTTAAATTATAAAAGAAGTTATTTATCCTGACAAAAAAGGGTTTAAGCCATTCGTCCGGTTTTAAGGCTTTGAAGATGTTTTGTATACCCTCCCAGACGTCGACAAAAATACCTTTGACGGCATCCCATGCGCCCTCCCAGTCGCCCTGGAGAACCTTGAGGAATACTTTTAAAACACCCATAATCACGTTTACAAACATTTTTATCTGTTCCCAAATCACGCCAAAACAGGTAGAGAATATGTTGACAATCGTACTGCCCCACTCATCCCAGAATTTTTTCAGACTATCAAAAATCGGTTTGACTACAAACCATATCGCCTCAAAAACCGTTGTCCAGATTGTGCGGAGTATGGTAAAGTAAGTTGTAAATAATTCAATAATCGTACTGCCCCATTTATCCCAGAACTGTTTTATACCGTCAAATATGGCAGATATAAATTTTTGGATAGCGCCGAAAACCTCCATGACAACCGGGCGCAATGATTCCCATAGTTTCTTCAGCCGTTCGACAGCCACAGCGGCGGCTTTTTTGAGTTTTTCCCACAGGTCGATAAAGAAATTCCGGAACTTTTCGCTTGTTTTCCAGAAATACATAAAGGCTGCGACGAGGGCAACGATGCCGGCAATGATCAAACCGACCGGGCTTGCAATCAGTCCGATCACGGAGGATATCTTGCCAACCATGGCTATTACTCCTCCGATGGCGGTCAGTATCGGGCCGGCCACAAGCAGGAATCCTGTCAATCCGGTTACGACTTTAAGTATCGTATTGATCAACTTCGGATTTGCTTTTGCCCATTCCATGACTTTGTTGATAACGCCCTGAATTTTGAGTACGACATCCTGAACGGCAGGAATGAGTACGGCTCCGATTTGCAGACCGGCGCCTTTAATTGTGCTCATCAGGTCGTTGAGCGTGGTGTCAAAATTGTCTGCGGCTATAACGGCCTGTTCGTCCAAAACAAGTCCCATTTTCACGGCCTGTTCCATCAGGGCTTCGATTCCGGCCTCTCCCTGATTTAAAAACGGTATCAAGTCCGCGCCTGCCTTTCCGAACAGTTCCATCGCTGCGGCTACTTTGCCGGGGCCGTCTTCGACGCTTGCAAATACCTTAGCCGTATCCAACAACGTGTTTTTTACGTTATCGGTACGGATATTCAAGTCCCTGAAAATAGTAGTAGCGCGGAGTCCCTTGTCCTGAAATTCAACTAATTTCAGGTTTAACTGTTTGATTGAAGCCTGGAAGGTTTCCGTGCTTACATTGCAACGCTCGGCGGCGTAGGCTAATTTCTGATAGTTTTCAGTACCGAGACCGGTTTTCTGGGCTGCATCGAGCACAGTGTCGCCATACGTTGCAACGTTTTTTGCGGCGCCAAACATGGCTGTAGCAAACGTCAAACCGGCGCCGGTCATAATCCCGCCGACTTTGGCAAAGCCTTTGCCTATTCTTGCCGTTCTCCGCTCAAAGGCATTCAGTTTGTCGGTTGAACTCTTGACGGCCTGGTCGATAACGCGGGTCATTTTGTCGGTTGCAGACAAAAGGAAACCTAATTTTACTGTACTTTCAGATGCCACGCTGTTTTTTTTCTATGCCTGCCAGTATTGCCTTGACAGGACGTTGAACTTCAATTTTGTATAATTCCAGGGCTGAATCGAGATAAAGGGAAAAATCGTCCGAATCCAAATCCAGTACTTCGTTAATCCCACCGCCGACGAAATGGGCTAAGAATACGGCGTCGGCGTGGGATATTAAACGTTTTTTTCGCCGTCCTCCTCCGTGAGTGCACTCGAAATGAGTGTCATTTCTTCAACGCTGAAACAGTCTAAAAGGTCTTCGTAAACGATTTCCTTAAATTCTTTTTCGTCGGGTAATTTGACAAGCAACATTTTAGACATAATGCGAAGGCCCCGCTCTTCCTGACTCATGTTTTTTTCTTTCACATTGGCCAGGATTGCGCGTGCCTGTATGCTCCTGATTGCTACTGTTGTGCCATCTTCAAGCGTAATTTCGCGCTTGATATCCAGTTTTGGTTTTCTGTTTAATTTTTCCATACTTTGTTAATTGTTAATGG